TCGCTATAGAATCCAGAGACCTGCAATTTACGCACCTCATTGACAGTACGCTTCATCACATGGGTAGCTCGCTCGCAAGTAATCAAGTCGGCCGCTCCGTAGCTCACTACGAAGTCCTCAGCAGGCACGAACATCGAGCATGGACGCCCCATGTTGTGATCAAAGTAGACCTTCCTGAACGCAGAGCCTGCCAGCGGCAATGAGAACAGCATTTTCTCTGTCTCCGAGCGGTACTCGGTCATCTTTTCAGTTACCAAATAGTTAAGATAGTCCCGAACCCGCTCTGCCTGCTCGGTCTTTTCCTCGCTGATAATTCCAACAACAGAAGTCTTAACTGGGCCTGACGCGGGGAATATCTCCTGGATAGATTGAGCCTGAAATTTAATAACCGCCTCAGTCAATAGAGGATGAAAGACTCCACAAGCTCCATCCCAAGGCTCGGTGCGGTCTTCGTTTTTTAGACCAAGAAGATCCAGGCCTTTAATATAAGTCTCTTCCCAGTCAGCACGGCTGTCTCGGTCTGACTCATAGGCAGAGATTAGTTCCGAAGCAATAGAATTCAGATCTTGATCATCAATCATATCCGCCAGATTGGCATTATGATCATCAAGCCCTGTGACGCCATCGCTGGGGTCGAAATCAATAATGACGCCCCCATCAGGGGTTTCCATCGATATCGACTCTGGGTTAACGACCTCTATCTCCATTGCCGAGCCGTTATTCTTCGGCATAGATGGGTTTTGTCCCAGAGGGGGCTCTATCGCCATTATCCGTTCCTAGTGAAGTTACCGCCACGGGTTGCAGCGCCCATTCCCGTCACTTTGAGTAGACCGCCGCCAGCTTTTTTTACAGGATTCCTACGTTTTTCTAAGGCTTCAGCACGAGCTTTGGCTTCTTCTCTGCGCTTATCATAACGATCTTGAGCTTCTTGTTGGAGCCTCTCGTTACGCGCTACTCCACGATCTCTTTGATCGATACGGGCCTGCTCAAGAGCATCCGCTCTGCGCTGCTGTTCCTCGCGCCTTCTTGCATGGCCTTCTAGTTGCTCTTCTCTAGTAGGCAAAAATATACGCCTCGCCCTTTCTCTAAGCGTTGTTTCTCCGCCCTCGGCGTATTTAACCGCTGCCTTTCCGGGTTTCTTCTTGCTGCTGTCGTAATAACTTGGCATCACATTCCCCTAGTAATACGCTGCTCTTCTCTGGTACATGGGTTCTTCTTCCTCGTCGGTATCGAGTCTCAGGAACCCGCCCTGTCTGAATCGTAGTAAGGCTTGAGTGGAGCTATCGACCAGATCATCATGTTCCCCCATGGGAAAAGCCGCAAATTCTTCGATGACCCGCTCCGAGAAACGGGTCTCGGGGCACCATACTACACCTGATGCAAACAAGTCTGCCACTGCGTTAACCCGAGCCACCTTATCGTTCCCCCGTGAAGGGGTGTATTCCGACACTGGAATGCCCATAGCACGAAGTTCAAACACCAATGGGGTGCCTGCGGCTTTAGCCTCAACAATGCAGGCATCAGGCTGCCAGAAGTTATAAAACTCCATGGCCGTCTTCTTCAGTTCCGGGAACTCAAGCCGCTCTTTATAAGCATCAAGAAGGACAATATTAGGGCGCGTTGCCCCCTCATCATCGGGCTGGTAGAACACCCCCCAGGTAGTGCAGGCAGAGTAATCAGCGCGTCGAGTCTTGAGAAATGCGGTATCCCATGACTGAATAATAAACTCACATGGAGGGGGTATTTCGTTTTCCCAGACTTGCCACCATTCACGTTTAACCAGTGCGCCCTCTTCAGAGGTAGGATCTTGCTGGTACTGGGCAGACCACTTGGCCGCAGGCAGTTCGTCGCGCAGCGCAATAAGCTCTTTCTGACTCCAGAACTCAGGCCATAAAGAATTCCCAGAGGGCATGATGGCGGGGAACTCGATCACCTCCCACTCATCTGCGCCTACTCGTTTAGCGGAAGCCTTAAGAATCCTGCCGGTAAGATCTCTCAGATGCCATCGTGTCATCACGATAATGATCGCGCCTCCTGGCTGAAGCCGCTGGCGTGGGCCGGAGGTGTACCAGTCATAGGTTTTATTAAACACAACCGGATCTACGCTCTGGCCTTCCTGCTCAGAATGGGGATCATCAATAATAAGCAGGTCTGCCCCTTTTCCCGTTACAGCCCCTCCAACTCCGATAGCGAAATATTCGCCACCCTTGCTGGTATTCCAACGCCCAGCCGCTTTGGAATCAGCCCGTAACGCCAGCGACGGAAAGATCTTTTTGAAATCATCATTATTCATAAGGTTTCTCACCTTACGACCGAAACCCACAGCAAGTTCCGCGGTATGAGAGGTTTGGATAACCTTCTTATCTGGGTATTGACCGAGAAACCAGGCAGGCAATAGATAACTTGCAAACTCACTCTTAGTGAATCTGGGTGGCATATTGATAATCAAACGCTTTAGCTCACCGTTAGCTACGCGCTCAAAAGCCCTGGCCATAATCTTATGATGCTTACCTTCTATAAAGGCAGGCCAGACGAACTTAACGAAATCTAAGAAGTCATTGCGGGAGGATTCTCTGTTCTCGGACTCTTCAAGATCCTCCATCAATCCCAGGATTCTTTTTTGCTCTTCATCGGGCAAAGACTGTATCTGACGAATAATCTTTGGATCCATTCCAGCGAGCATTAACAAAACACCCCTCTAGGTATGCCTACCTAAAACATCCCACTGATTATGTGTACCGCAACAGCCGCAACTACTAACCAGGCTAATTTCTCCCACCTAGCCGAGTGTGCATCAGTGGACTGCCTAAGATGCTTTAACTCAGAGACCGCTTCCGCCCACCGCTCCCCACATTCCTTCTCATGAGCCTCTATACGCTCCAATGCCTGTATCGCTACATCCATCGCCTTGTTGGACGCCTCCACCGATTTGCTGGCAGCAACAGCCCTTCTCTGTGACTTATTCAAGAAACTATTGGAATAGACTGGTACATACGGGCCTGATTAGACCACCAGGAACCCCTGACTTCAAGAAGCTAGAATAAAGGGTAAAACCCCACTTAAATCATATTTCTAACAGTCTTAAATCGAAAACTAAACGTCTTAGTCCAACTTCATCCCATCCATACTAAATGGATGGGATGATCGAGACTTAACGAAAAGTCAAACGAAGCCAAAGGAAAAACGTCTTATTTATCATATATGGAAGCATAAATCAAGAGAGAAGATAAAAGTACCAAATAATTAACGCAAGCCTAGGATTCCTAACGATTTTCTGAGAAAAAAAGGGGTAAGGCTATATAAATATGCTCATCGTTTGAGCAGATCTCTATACTATAGCGGTCATACCCGTATCGAGCTCACAGGGGGGGTGGGGTTAGCGTATCGGCCGATCGCTGCTGCCCCGTTTCGGGGGGGAACGCCCCCCCGTTAGTGGAGCGCCTGGTCGTCGTCAGTCTGGTGCTCGACCTGCTCTTCGTCGTCACTCGATAGGAGTTCAGCAGGCGGGCTAACGTCCACACTCTCGATAGCAGCAGCCAGTCTATCGGCCAGCTCAGCGCTTATCTCGGCCGGTGTTCGATCGACACTCGATGTTTCGATCCGATCGAGGAACACGCCACTCGCTCGACCCAACAGCTCTGTCGCTTTGATCTTCGCGCTGTCCTGCGGTTGAGCTGTCTCGATGAACGCCCTGAGTTTCGATCTCACCAGATCGGCGTCATTGATCGAAGAACATACCAAACTACGCTCACGCCTCTCTCTTAGCATGGCGACCCTTTGGGCAACCCGAGGGTCGGCCGACAGCAAAGACGCCTCTGTCCAGATGGCCGCGTCGCTCATCTTCTCGGCATCGTAGGCCGACCGGTAGGCGTCGCTTTGGCTGAGGCCTTCCAGCGCTATTGCGTCGCAGTACGCACGTTGCTTTGCCGTGAGTTTTTTCGTTGCCACTTCGGGCCTCCTTAGATTGACTGCCAAACTGTTAGCCACCTTGATCGGTTCGGCGGCCTGATCTCGGGAGAGTAGCACAGGCCAGCGATCGATCGTGTTCCCCCTACCCTCTACTTTCCCTCGACTACCTGTTGACTGGTAAACATGTAGGGCTCATAATTGACAGCATGGCGATCACCCCTGGGTGACAGCCAGCCCCGGCCACACTGCCGGGAGGACTGGAAGGGCGAGCCGACCTTCCGATAGCGATCCCTCAGATCAGCGTCACGGGTCGGCGCTTCCTCTTGGCCCCTCGCTCGTTCCTTCTCTTAGAGCTTGGCTCCCTGTCGGCGTTGTGGTGCAGGTTCCAGGGCGCGAGCCCTAACAGGAGTCACTCGATGGCAAGCCTGGGAGACGGTACGGAGGTGCCGTAGTCGAAGAAATTGGTGGTGAGAGAAATAGGTTAATGACCGCGATCACCCTTCATGGCGATGATCAAACGCATCCTTATTCGTGAACACCAGCTAACCCGGCTTGAAGACCTCCAGAAGCGTAATCGCGCAAGCGATTGCGTTTCGCAGTTGGCACTCACTCGTTGAGTGCTGACCGCGAAGCGTTTCTAACTTATCCAAAACCAAAGGATGACACCACATGAAACTTTATATCTGCGAGACAGACATCTTCACTACCGTTCACAACACCAGAGCAAAAGCTGTTGCCACTTTGCATGAGTGGAACAACAGTCCCGGTGTTTATACCAAGGC